AATTAAAAAAAGCCCCCTATTGCTAGGGGGTGAGTTACGTTTGAGTATCAGTTTTCTGAATTATGAGCATTTTTAGAATAACAAAAATGCGGGAAAAAAGAAAGCTATTCTTTGTTTTTATTAAATAACTTCATCCAAAATGGCTCCAGTATCCACGCTATGAAGACGAGGTATAGGTTTGGGGGATCGAGCAAGTAGGCAACGACACTAACGGCGAGCCAAATTGCCGTGCGTTTGGGGATCTTGTTTTTCATGGTGTGTATTTCCTTTTTTAGGGGTTTGTTAGGAATTATCGTTTCCATTCAGTATTTTTAGAAGTTCTTTAGCGGTTGTAAGTTGACAAGCAAATCGAGCCGATGTTTCCATTTCGGTATTCAATCGACTTTCAAGGGTTTGAACCTTTTTTTCAAGAACTTTATTTAGTGTAACCAAGCGGTCATAATCGGCTTGCAGTGCTTTGAGGTGGGACTCTATGGTGTGCATTGTTTGTTCAAAGGTCATGGTTTTAGTTTCCTTTCATTGTGACGATCCAGTCGCCCGATTCTTTATCTGTGACTACATGCAAGCCATCTTCTAAAAGCATCGGCTTAATAAGGCTTTTAAGTTCGAAAACGTCCCCTTTCCAGCGTCCTGTATGTTTTACTTTTAAAAAAATATCAATGGCGATATCTATGGCTATACTTTTTTTTGTTCTTCCGCGGATATTTTTTGCGTCTCTGTTCATAATGGTTAAACTCCTTCTGCTTTAAAAATTGTTTTCATGTGCTTGCCGTGTCTGTTTAATCGTTTTACTTGACGCAACAAGTGGGGACGTTCAGATCCGCAAGTTTTTTCAAAGTCATCACCGCCTTGAAAGCCTACATCAAAGAAAAACCACTCACGGCGTTCTGTACTAGGCGTATACACTGGATCAGTATAACGCTTGTTTTGATCGTCCCACTCACAAGCATAATTAAAAAGCTTGTATTCAACAAAGGGGGTATTAAAACGCTTGCATAAATCCTTGATATACTGAAAATCTTTTAAGGTTTTACAGTAGCGAGATTCTTTCATTAAATCGTTAAACATTTTTAAAAACTCCTTTTTTACTTGGCTAACATTGTGAGGTTTCTAGGGACGTTGACGAGGTGTTCGCTTACTTGCACTTGCTCGCCTAGTAGCACACCTAGCGTGGTGATGAGCGATAAAAGCATGATAAGCGATAAGACGCACAGGCGGATGTAGTTTTTCACAGGGGGGACTCCTTCTTTAATCAAAAACAATAAAATCTTCGGCTAACTGTTCGTCATAAATATATTTTTCTAGTCTTTTTTGCATCGCTTTAAACTCAAAATAAGGGATCGTTCCTTCAAAATAAATCGAGCCATTAGTATTTAAATCAACTTTTTTTGAGTATAATAATTGTTGTAATACAAAGCCTGTATTGTATAAATGTTCTTTGGGTATTTCAGAAACGCAAATGAAAGGGAAACGCTTTTCTATATACTCTCTACTTTCTTGCATTTTTTCCACATAAGGTGCTGGTCTATAAGCAATTTTAACAGTGCCATAACCATTGTTATGAGAAAAAATATAGTATTTGCCTAGCTTCTTTCCATTTTTCCCTTTGTAGAATTGATTTAAAAAATCTTGTAACATAATCATAACTCCTTCTTTAAATGTAAACGGCGGGGGCTAAGCCCCTAGTCTGTTAGGCGTGTTCTTTCGTTTAAAAGCTCACAGTCTTCAAATGATTTAAAAACGTCGTGCAAAGTTGAATGAGCAGAATGTAGAACCTCGCCAGCTTTATAAGTGCTATCGACAAGATAGGCACGAAAGACTGTTAGGTCATGCTGTTGCCACTTGCATGCTTCTGCTCGGATGTTGTAGAGGTCGTGGTTTTGTTTAAATTGTGCAATTAACATAATCTTTAATCCTTTTCTTTAATGTAAACGGTGGGGGTGTTAGCCCCCGAGGGGGGGGTTAATGTTTTTTTATTAAAATCAATGCTTGGTGTGCATTAGATAGTTTTAAAAAATGATCTTCATCAAAGTAGTATTGTGCAATTCCGTCGCGGTCAACTAATAAGTATTTTACATAACCCAAGCCTTCATTTGTTTTTTTTGTTTTAATAATTGTTTTAACAAGATGCTTGCGCAAAAATAAATCAAACTTTTTAGTGCGTCTTAATTCTTTTTGTGCTTCTAAAAAATCACGATAGCCTTCAAAATAACCATAGTATTTTTGGGTCGCCTCTATTATAGCTTTCCCGCAATCTGTACCGACATTGTACATTTTATTTTTTTTATCCTTCAGAACCATTATGATGCTAATAGGCTTATTGCAATTATCGCAACAATTCGGGGCTTCTATCAATTCGACAAACTCATAATCTAAACGCATATTCATTTTGCCGTATATTGCTTTCATAATCGTAACTCCTTCTTTTTCTTTAAATTAAACGGCGGGGGCATAAGCCCCTTAGTGTGTGTCCTTACTAAGACCCCAAACAAAACAAGTTAATCTTTCAGCCCAATAAAGGGGAGTTGTTAAAACATACCCTACTTTAGGTACTTTTAAATCATAGAAAACCTTATAAATAAAATCACTTGTTTTTTCACTAGTTTTTAAAATCTGTTTGAACATGATCGTAACTCCTTTTCTTTAAAGTAAACGGGGTGGGGGCTAAGCCCCCGAGGGGGGGCTAGGCGGCGGCAAAGGGATCGCCGTATCTGATAAGTGCAATTTTAACCAACTGTTGTAAAGTTACCCAATGCGTTACCTCCTTGTATGTACCAATAATTACATTCTCATAAAATGGTTGAGAAGGTATAATCTGATCGTGCGGGATAATACGAATAGAAACTTCGCAATAACCACGTTTTTGAGAGTGCCACTCACTGCCTTCTTTTAATTCCTGCACTGGCTGGACAATGTAATAGCCCACTTCAGTCCAGTGTTTCTGATTCAATTCGTTCAGCAATTTAATACTTCTTTCAATAGCTTTGTAGGTCATAATCTTTAACTCCTTTTCTTTAAAGTAAACTGGGTGGGTGGGGGCTAAGCCCCCGATGGGGGCTAGCCAAGTTGGCCAAGTATTCCAACGATTGCTGTCATTCCGAATAAAATAAACATCACTACAGCGAACTGGTATGGGTATCTGATCGCCGGATGTAAATCATCCGCTAAATCAAAGACATTTCCTAAAAAAGTTTCGTCGGGGTTCCATTTAATCATTTTTCGTAACTCCTTTTTAAATCGTAACTCTAAGGCCGTTTCTTAATCAACCTTATGTATACATCATAACAAATTGTATCCAAGTTGTCAACACTTTATTTTTTTTTCATTTAAATAGTTTACATTCCGTTACATTGCGGGATTGACGAATCGGGAATAATCGGGCATAATGGCGGGGGAGGACTGCTTTCGATGCCTTATGAGAAACCGCACAATCTGCATGAACCGACAGAGGAAACGCATGAGATCCTCGAGGGCATGGCTATGAACGGAGCAACGCACAAGCAAATGGCGGAAGCCCTAGGGATATGCGATAAGACGCTGGTGAAGCACTACGGCGACTTTCTGAAGTCCGTCAAGCCGTTGTTTGACGCACGAGTCGCAAGGCAATTAAAACGGCATATCTTCCACGAAGACCCAAAAATTGCACTGGATGCGACGAAGTTCTACGCCAACTCAAAAATGGGCTATAAGCAGTCAACGGACAACACCCACGGTTTTGACGGCTTGCCTAGTTTCACCGTGAACTTCACGGATGCCAAGCCTAGCGATGCTTAAATCACGGCCTTTAGAGCATAATGTTAATTATCAGACGTAAAAAGGGTTAAACCGTTGCAACAACTGGATTTGACCTTCCCACAATGGAGCCAAGGCTTATTCCGCCCCAAGCGTTACAAAGTAGCGTATGGCGGAAGGGGGAGCGGTAAGTCGTTCGCCTTCACCGATGCGTTAATCGTGAAAGCCTTAACTTCACGGGTGCGAGTTCTTTGTGCTAGGGAGTTTCAAAACTCAATCAGCGATAGCGTCCACCGGCTCCTGAGCAAGCGGATTGACGACCTAGGGCTATCCGCCTATTTCACGATACAACGGGACACCATAAGCTCTAAAAATGGCAGTGAGTTCACCTTTAAAGGCTTGCGACACAATAGCGAAAGCATTAAGTCCACCGCTGGCATAAATATCTGTTGGATTGAAGAGGCACAGACCATAAGCCAAGAAAGCCTTGATATTCTGATCCCCACCATAAGGGAGCCTGATTCAGAGATTTGGATGACCATGAACCCACGGCTCGAAGATGACCCAGTGTATAAGCTTTTTATAGCCACGCCACACCCTGAAGCTTACATAGCCAAGGTAAACTATACGGAGAACAAGCACTTCCCGGCCGTACTTGAAATGGAACGGCGTTTAATGCTAGAACGTGACCCCGCCCTTTACAAGCACGTTTGGGAAGGTGAATGTCTAACACATACGGATGCACAAGTATTCAAAGACAAGTGGGAGGTGAGAGAGTTCACGCCAAACAAGGTACAGCGCTTGGTGAAGACCAACGTTCACACCCAACAGCTAGCCACTGGTGAGCTGGTGAAGTCACAAACGCCAGTTTATGAATGGGTGGACGATCCTTCATGGAACTTGCCACTGTATGGCTTGGACTTTGGTTTTTCTCAAGATCCCACGGCGTGCGTAAAAGTATGGATACACGACGAAACACTATACATTGAGAAAGAAGCCGTAAAGCTGGGACTTGATATTGATAAGACCGTAGACTTTATTAAGCAAGCAATGCCTGAAATTGACAGGGCGATAGTACGAGCCGACAACGCCCGCCCTGAGTCAATCAGCTACTTAAAACAGCACGGCTTAGAACGCATTAAGGCGGTTGTAAAAGGCAAAGGGAGCGTAGAAGACGGCATAGCACACATGAGGAGCTACAAACGCATAGTAGTGCATCCACGTTGTAAAGAAACGATAAATGAGTTATTATTGTATTCGTACAAAGTAGACGGCAGAACAAACGATATAAGCACGCAGATCGTGGACAAGCACAACCACTGCATTGATGCGATACGTTACGCGTTGGAGCCGTTTATAAAACAGAAGGTTTCAGCGTTTGACGCTTACAAGTAAAGGGACACGCAAGAATGACCGTTTTAAACAACATTAAAGACATTTTGACAGGAAAGACCACCGAAGCCACGAACGCAAGCCCTAGTTTTAAAATGCCACGGTTTAACCTTGACGGAATCGTAAACGTGATAAACGGCTTAGGCGTGATTGGGCGTGATGCAAGCACGGCAAACTTCTTTCAACAGGAGAACTTACTAGACCGTTACGCAGTAGAAGCGGTTTACACAGGAAGCGGTATCGGACGGCGTTTGGTTGAGTTGATGCCTAACGAAGCACTAGGGCGTGGTATTGAGTGCGACCACGAGCTTTATGAGGAGCTTGAAAGAATAGACGCATTTCATAAGCTTTTAGAGCTGGCAACGCTGGCGAGGTTATACGGCGGTGCGGTTGCTTTAATTGTAGCAAAGGACGGCGTGGCAGACCTAGAAAAGCCGTTGAATGAGACTGGCTTGGTACGCATTGAGAAGTTGACCTTGTTTGACCGACACAGCATTTTGATGCTGGATGAGGACAGGGACAAAGACCCCCTAAGTGAGACGTTTAACGAATACCTTTACTACCGCCTGATGCTAACGAACAACCAACAGGTGAAGATCCACCATACACGGCTTTTGAAGCTTGAGGGTGACTACTTGCCAAGCAGAATCAAGCAGACCAACCAAGGCTGGGGAGCATCCACAATACAAGGCGTTTATAGAAGCTTTAACAACTACTTAGCCATGCACGGCTTTTTGAACAAGCTGGCAAGTGGGTACGATTTAAAGATTTTTAAAGTAGAAAGTTTAAAGGAAGCCTACGCCTTGGGCAATGAAGATTATATCGCCAACCGTTTGAGGGATATTGATTATTCAACGTCAATGATGAACAGCATTTTAATGGATGCGGAGAAGGAGGACTTCATCCGTTCAACCGTGCCAGTAAACGGTTATGATTCACTTATTAACAAGGCAATGGAGCTGGTATCCGCTGAAGCAGGCATGCCGATGACGTTGCTTTATGGGCGTTCACCTGAAGGCATGAACAGCACAGGCGAGAGCGATTTGAATATGTGGTATAAAAGCGTAGAGCGGTATCAGACTTTGACGTTACAGCCAGTGTTAGAACGGTTGATTGGCTTACTTGAAAAGCAGAGCGAGTGGGCTGGCGAAAGACCTGAAACCTTTGAATGGGAGTGGTACGGTTTAAAACCGATGACAGACCTTGAGAAGGCGGAGGAGCGTTTAAAGCTGGCACAAGGTGATAAAATATACATGGATGCCCAAGCGGTTGAGCCAAGTTATTTATTTGACTTGCGACACAACGGCGGATTTAACAGTAACTTAGTGTATGATAAAGAAGGACAGGACGATTTTATTAGCGACCTAACAGGGAGTATGAGCGATGACGACTTACCAGATTCTACAGGGCAACAGCCTAGAACTACTGAAGACACTTGAAGACAACAGCGTCGATGCTATCGTAACAGATCCGCCTTACGGTCTAAGCCAACACTCACAGGGCGATATTGTCAACGCCGTAACGGCATGGCTAGCAGGTGAAGAGTACACACACGGTAAAAAAGGCTTCATGGGCAAAGCGTGGGATTCTTTCGTGCCTAGCCCTATGCTTTTTAAGGAGTGCTACAGGGTATTAAAGCACGGTGGACATATCCTTTGCTTTGCAGGGGCTAGAACGCAGGACTTGATGAGCCTAAGCATACGCCTAGCAGGCTTTGAGATGAGAGACGCTTGCTTGTGGCTGTATGGCAGTGGTTTTCCTAAAGGGCTTGATGTTGCTAAGGGTATAGATGTTGCTAAGGGTAAATTACTATCTGAAAACAAGGCAATGAGTGGGGGCAATTACACCCGATTGACGCACGAATTACAAACTGACCAAGCCAAGCAATGGGAAGGCTGGAACACGAACCTAAAACCCGCCTATGAGCCTATCATCATGGCACGCAAGCCTTTAGACGGCACGGTCGTCAACAACGTGCTAAAACACGGCGTGGGGGGCTTGAATATCGATGCGTGTAGGGTGAAAACGGACGATTCAACCGCTAGAAATCGAAACAATGTGGGTCAAAATACCTATACTTCAGAATGGGGGGCGTATCAAACAGAAACACACACACAAGGACGTTACCCTGCTAACATCATCCTAGACGGCTCCGATAGCGTCGAGGGGTTGTTTCCTGAAACGCAAGCAAGGCAAGCAAGTCAAGCAAGTCAAGCAAGTCAAAGACGAAAAGTAAAATACGAGACAATGGGTAAGCTGTCTTTAGAGCGTCCAGCATGGAACGCAGTAGAAGATTATGCAGGCTCCGCCAGCCGTTATTTCTACCACGCCAAAGCAAGCAAGGCGGACAGGGACGAGGGCGTTAATGGCATGAATACACACGCCACAGTGAAACCCACGCAGTTAATGCGATACCTTGTAAAACTGATAACACCACAAGGCGGTTTAGTGCTTGACCCTTTTATGGGGAGTGGAAGCACAGGCAAGGCGTGTATGCTTGAGGGGTTTAACTTTGTGGGTATGGAATTAAGCGAAGAGTATGTTAAGATAGCAGAGGCACGCATTGAACACGCAAGGCAACAAAGGGGATTATTTAATGCCTGAACCGAAACCAGTAACGATTGATTTTGGAATAGACACTTGCACGTTTGACACGAACGACTTTGTGGAGTGGGAAGTCGTGCCTGATGATACGGCGTGGAACTTCCCCACGTTGAAACCGCTAGACGACCAACAGTTAGCAGATGTTCGACTCAAGCACGCTCAAGCCGACGCTATTTATATCCGTGAAGGGGGTATCGACCCAGCTTATTTATGGCATATCAGACATGAATGGGGATACAATATGAACCCTAGCTATTCATTGGAAAATGTGGCAGAATATCAAAACGAACTAGATAACACCGCTTTGAGTGGGGCGTTTGAAAAGGGAATTATGCTAGATGACAATACATAGAGATATGGAATTATTAACGCCCTTTGGGTTTCAAGCTATCAAGTCACTTGTCGGCAAATGCAAAATATGGACAGGTGAAGAATGGAACAGTGTTATTGTTGAGAAATCTAATATAGAATATCAACTAGACTCCGTATTTTATTATGGAGACTCACCATTTTATGATGAAAGTGGAATATGTTCAACCGAGCTTGCAAGAGATTTATTTTTGTTTCAATGCGAAAACAAGTTATTTAAGCCACTTAAAAATGCAATTTCCCACAGGTCAAGAGGTTATTTTTGGAATAGCCCCTTTTATGATCAAAAAACAGCTGTAAAGCTAAGAAGGAGCAAAAAATGGGAAGGTTCTCAAACATCTTTTAATGTAATAACGGATAAGCCTTTTTTAGTAGATTGTCTAATTTTAAAAAACATAAAATAAACCCCTAGGGTTTGACAACTAGGGGAATCGAAAAAACCAACCAATGTAATGCGCACATTATAGCCTATTTTAAAAGGGAAAGCAATGCCTAAGCTTACAACTAAAAAGACAACTTTCCCGACGATGATATTTAGGCGTTACAGAGCGTTTTTGATTAGTTTAATTAACGACTTTGAAAAACAAATAGAAACGCAAGTATACCCGATTTTAGAAAGGTACAAAGTGCGTTTGGATGAAGACGAGTTGAGCAATGACCCCACGCAGGAAATAGAAACGGCGTTAGTGCTTTATTTATTGCTACAGAAAGCCAAGATTTCGCGAGAAGTATTAAGCCAAGCGAGAGCATTGCAGGCGACAAGCATTGCACAATTTAACGCCTTAGCGGAAGATGCGCTAAAGAATGGGCAAGGAATAAACGGCGAGATTATACGCAATAGAGAAGCAATGATACAAGCATGGACGAGCGAAAACGCTAGGCTGGTTGAAAAGATGCTTGATGATGAAAAGCAAGCATTGCTAGGGACAATTGCAAGGGGCTTTTTAGCAGGCGTTGCGTTGAATGAATTAAAAAAAGAGATCAAAGAAAGATTTAAGCAAGGGTTAAATAAAGCCAAGTTAATTGCGGTGAATGAGATAGGCAATTTAAGCGGAAGCCTTGAACGATTAAACGCACTAGGCACAGGGTTTAATTTGTATGTATGGAGTACGGCTTTAGATGAGCGTGTGCGTGGGACACACCGCCATTTAGAAGGGATGATATGTTCATGGGAAGATTCAACGATTTATAAAACCAGTATTAAAGGCGAATGGTTAAGCCGAGGGGCAATAGGAGCCACGACGAAGCACCCTAGAATGGCGATGCGGTGCAGATGTAACGCTGAAACAGTGACAGGGGCGAACCCTGAAAATGTAAGTGAACGGAATGAGATTAGAAAAAACGGACGTTCACAATGGCTGATTGATTTAGGCATTATTTGAAAAGTTGACAAAATAAAACATAGGCTTTAAGCTAAAAGAGACGAATTAGAGGACAATAGTAGATGTTTAGAATAGACCGTGCAGAGTTTAAAGCCTCCGTCACGCCTGAAGGGTATCTTGCAGGTGAAGCGATAGCTACACGCACTGGCGTTTTTGAATATGTGAATAATGACGGCACGATCAGAAAAGAATTGCGCCACCCTGATGATATTTTGGTAGATGAAAGTTTAGCAAGTTTAAAATTAAAACCAGTAACGGATAATCACCCAAGTGTTTTAGTAAATGCGGACAATGCAAGCGCTTACCAAGTAGGAATGACTGGCGAAAGCGTAAGAATTGACGGTGGGAACATAGCCGTTTCATTTGTAGTGACGGACAAGGCAACGGTTGAGAAGATTAAATCAAACAAAAAGCGTGAATTGAGTCTAGGGTACACTTTGGACTTGGTAGAAGAGGCTGGCGTGTTTAATGGTGATTCTTACACGCACAGGCAAACAAATGTTCGTTATAATCACTTGGCGATTGTTGAAAAAGCAAGAGCAGGGCGATTGGCACGAATCAATATGGACGGAGTAGCCGTTCAGTTACACCATGATGATAAAGAGGACGACAGCATGACTGATAAAGAAATGCAGGCGGTGAACTTGGACGGTTTGAGCTATCGAGCCGATGCCGAGGTTGCTAAAGCATACGAAAAAGCGGTGCAAGCTGAAAAGCAAGCCCGCAATGATGCAGAAGCCTTAAAAGGGCAAGTAGACGAGTTGAAAGCACAGCTTGAAGCCGTAAAAGCAACGCACAACGACGAGGCGGTGAATGAAGCCGTTTCAAAACGTGTAGTATTGCTTGAGCAAGCAAAGCGTGTTGTAAACGTAGACAGTTTAATTGGTGCTAGCGAACGTGCGATCCACGAAGCGGTAGTAAAGTGTAAAAACGAAGGCATTAGCCTTGAGAGCAAAAGCGACGAGTATGTTAAGGCTCGTTTTGATGCCGTTATGGAAGCATTGCCTAGCGTTGAAGACGAAGCCCTTGCCAAGCAACGTGAAGTTGTAGCAAGTGCCAACAACGATTCTACTTCAGCAAAAAGCCGAAGAATTGATTGCAACGACGCTTTCAAGTTTCAATTAGAAAATAAAAAGAGAGGAGCATAACATGTCTCAAACTTCTTATAATTTATATCACTCATCTGCTTACGAAGGACAGATTATTCACCGTGACCGTATTGAAAGCCGTTTTGCAACTGCCAACATTGCTCTTGGACGTGCCGTTCAACGTGTTACGTCTGATCGCCAAGTAGGCTTAACTGCTGCTTCTGGAGTCATTCAAGGCGTGGCGGTGCGTACCCACAATAACCCTAACGACCAAGCAGAAGATATTTTGACTGGTCAAGAAGTTTCGGTTTTAAGTCGTGGACGGATTTATGGCAAAGCGGTTGGAGCCGTAACGCAGGGCGCTTTGGCTTATGCAATTACTGCGGTTGGTGCAACCCAAGGTCAGTTTACGGCTACTTCAACAAACAACCTTTTAGTAGGCAAGTTTGTTACTGGCGGAACTGATACTCTTGTTGAAATTGAAGTAAACGTAGCCTAGAAAGGATTACATTAAATGAATGCTCAAATGAACCTTGATGCAAACGAAACCGCTTATTTTAGACGGCATTTAGAAGCTGTTTTACCTGATGTGCAAGAAATTGTATATGCTGGTATGACCGCTTTAAATACGTTTGATGTAATTGCGGGTATTGACCCAACCGCTGAAACCGTAACGTACTATCAATACGATAAGCGGTTATTGGCAAAGATTTCGAGCGAATACTCGAATGATGCACCAACGGTAGAAGTAAACGGAAAAGCGTTTAGTTCTGTTGTAAAACCGCTTAGTTCAAAGCGTGTTTATAGCATTAACGAATTGCGCAAAGCTTCTTTAATCCCCAACGTGGATATTTTAGCAAGCAAAGCGGATGCAACGCGTGAAGCCATTGCTCAACTGCACAACCGCCTTTTTTGGTTAGGTGATTCAGTTACTGGGCTTGTGGGTGTTTTAAGTAACGCTTCTATTCCTAACGCTCAAGTTACCGCCGACGGTGCAGGAGGTCCAGGTAGTTCACCTTTATGGGCAAACAAAACGGGTGTTCAAATCTTGCGTGACTTAAACAACGCTGTTTTGGATATTATCAACGCTACAAACGGCGTAGAAAATGCCCCTAACTTGCTTGTGCTTAGTCCCCAACGCTACCGCGTTATGGCGACTTCTAAAGTTGACACGGACAACACTCGCACTGTTTTAGAGCAGTTCCAAAACGACAACCCTAGCATTACGAACATTGTACAAGCACCCGAGCTTGTAGGTGCTTTCCAAGGTGGGACTGAAGGGTTTTTAATTGGACGCAATGAAGCACGTTATTGCGGATTGGTTGCCCCCATTGTTTACGAAGAGTTTACTCCTAAACAAGATGGACCTGTTTTTGAAGTAACCGCTGCTGGACGTAATGGTGGAGCGATTATTCGTTACCCACTTGCTTTTACTAAAAAGTACGGTATTTAGGAGATTGGACAATGCCGAAGGTTAAATTAAACCAAGATACCATGTTTCAATATGACGGAGTGACCTTATTCCCTGATTGGAACGAAGTTTCAAAAGAAGACCTAGAAAAGTTAAAAACGGCTAGTTTATCGATTGAACTTGGTATTTTAGAACTTGAAGGTGAAAAGCCTTTGAAAGATAAAAAGTAAAGAGAAAAGCAAACTATGCCCACTTCTATAGAGTTATTGCCAAGTATAGCCCCTGAAATTGACTGTAGTAGTCAACAGGTACTAGACTTAAACGCACTAGCGGAATTAGAAGTGGGCGTTTCTTTATGCCCCGACTTGAGACCGTACTTAGTGGCGTATTTAACCGCACACCAAGTAACGATTTCAAATCGTGGCGGAGTAGGTGGAGAGATTGCTTCAATGCAAGAAGGGCAATTAAACATTGCCTACAAGCAAGGGTTAGACTCTTCAAAAGATCCCTTAATGAGTAGTGCGTATGGGCAAGAATACAAAAGATTATTAAACAAGTGCTTGGGTGGTGTTACTTTTAGAACTGGAGTAATGCCTTATGGAGTTTAAGATTGAAAAGGATGTAGACCACAGCCAAGAGTTTGTACGCAACCTTTCTCAAATGAAAGGTGTTGCTATAAAAGCGGGTATTACAAAACGTGTAGGACAACTTCAAAGCAGAAAAAATAAAGAAAAAGTTGTAAACTATGCTTTTTTTAACGAGTTTGGAACAAAAAACATACCAGAGCGTTCTTTTTTACGAACGACTTTTGATGATAAAGAAAGCAGTTGGTTTAACACTATAAGCAATAGAACTGAAATTGTTATAACCGAAAATAATGGAGCTTCTAAAATTACGCAAGAACTAGGGCGAATTATGAAAGAAGCGATTAGAGGAAAAATAACAAGCAGAGTGCCACCGCCGAACTCTGAAGCAACACTAAGGCAGAAAGAAGGTAACATCACCTTAATTGACACTGGTTTAATGTACCGCGTTATAGATTTTGAGGTAGTGAAAAAATGAGCCCCTTTAATGCCTTTAGACGTAACGTAAAAGTAAAAAAGCGTGGGGCTGTAAGCTATGATGCCACAGGTTTAGCGGTAACAGCTAATGTAACAACGACAACGATTAAAGCAAGTGTGCAACCAGTAGGGGGCAACACGGTTACAACGGTTGGCGGGCAAATGTTGCAAGCTTTACCTGAAAACAGACGTGTTTTAGAAAGTTACTTAATTTACACGGATGCTTTATTAGACACGGCTGATGACAGAACAGCAAAGCGTGGTGATTTAATAGAGATAAATGGCAGAGACTTTGAATTACAAGGGATGCGATTATGGCAAAACGGTTTAATTAACCATAATGTTTATATTGCACAACTGGTGATGTTATGAATGAGATTTACACAGTTTTAGTGCCTTACTTTGCAACATTGAGTGGTGTAACGTGCATTAGACCCCAGCAGAATGTGCCAGCCCCTTTAGCCCCTTATTGCACGGTTGATATTCAAAGCGTTCAACCTGTAGGTGCTTTTAGACAATCGGTTGCTTTAAATGGTACGGTGCAAATGCAACGCAATTTTAATTTTACGGTAGATTTAAATGTTTATGGGAAAGAATCAGATCCCAGCGAGGCGGAGACGATTGCACACAACATTTTAAATGGTTTAGAAAACCACGCCCAGCGAATTATAGCAACAAATGGGAATGTAGCGTTTCAGCAGATACTAAGCCCAGTAACGGACATAACGGCTTTAATTGGCAAACAATACCAGCCACGCTTTAATATAGCGATGCGTTGGAACACAAGCAAGACGTTTACTTTTAACAATGGGATTATAGATGTTGTAGAAATTGAGAAAATGATTTACAATGAGAATGACGAATTGATAATAGATGATATTTTTTTTACAGGTAACTTAACGAGTTAAGAGGATAGATAAATGGCGAGTTTGATTGAAAACTTTATAAATGTACAAATTACGCTTTTAACAAGCTTTATTCCACGCACAGGTTTTGGCACGCCTTTATTTATTGGTGAAACTAAACCAACGGGTGCTAGTGTAACAGGTGGAACGTATGCACAATCGGGCAATACTGTTACAGTAACCAAAGCCAACCACGGCTTAACTGTAGGGCAAGAACTGGAAGTAGATATTTTAACAGGAACGGCAGTAGACGGTGATTATGTGGTACTTACCACGCCTACTTCAGGTACGTTTACTTACACTGCAGGCACTTCTTTAACAACCACAGGTAACGTAACTTATGCCCCTATTTTTAGAGTAGAATCTTACGCCAGTCCAGCAGAGGTATTAGCGGTTTACATTGACACTGACCCTGAATACTTGGCAGCCCAAGCGTACTTTGCCCAAGGTGACGTAAACCCCTTGATGATTGGCTGGAAAAAGTCTAGCGAATCCTATTCACAAGCGTTGACGGCAATTAGTGGGTTCCGTGATGACTTTTACGCTATAGCCATTCAAAGTAATGACTTAGCGATTCAGACTGCCTTTGCAACAAGCATTTTAGGATTGGCTGGAGAGAAAATTGCATTTTTCCGCACAAGTGATGCTAACACGTTGAACTCGGGATCTTCAACCGACATTGCAAGTGTGTTAAAAGCGAATGACAATGATTATGTTCATGTAACATACCATTACAACACTTATAGCGGAACGAATACGGCAGGCTTATTCCCTGAAATGGCTTACATGGGTGTTATTTTAGCGATTACTGAAAGCCCCACGTTTGCCGCTGGTTCTTTCGCTTGGCACAATCAGGCGGTAAAAGGGATTACTTCAAGCTTTAACCCTATAAATGGGAAAAAGTCTTTTACGCAAACCGAACGCAATGTTTTGAATACTAAAAATGCTGATGCGTTTGAGTCTGACGGAGCAAATACTCGTTCATTGGGCGGTAAAATGGCTGGCGGTGAATGGGGCGATGTTATTCACGGAACGGCATGGCTTAAAACCCGAATTGGTGAAGATATGTATCAATTATTGGTAGCCAAAGCGGACGCACAACAAAAGGTGACTTTTGATGTAAAAGGCATTAAAGAAGTTGAGCAAACTTTGAGAAGCCGTTTATTGTTGGCGGTTCAAAGCAACTTTATTGATTCTGATTTTACGGTAAGTGTGCCTAAGTTGGAGGAAACTTTAGCAGCGGACAGAGCGAACCGTATTTTGAAAGATGTGAAGTTTACTGCACGACTAACAGGTGCAGTTAAGTTTATTGAAGTAAAAGGCATTGTAACCGTTTAGGAGGTTTAGAAATGGCACAGTATAACCATGACCCGAAAATAGTAAAGCTGGTTTTTGACGGTCGAGCAATCGAGGAGTTTCAAGAAGGCAGTGGGATTACATTGACTGCAGGAGCTGATATTTCTTCTACTTCTATGGGTGTAGATGGAGGTTCTACAAAAAACAGAAATACAAACATTTCATGGGAGCTTACGTTTACCGTACAAAATGGTTCACCAACGAATACGTTTTTAAACTTGTACTTGCAAACTGGGCAAACTGCCAATTTTATGTTGAGTGACGGTAACACGTTCGCAACATTAGCGATTGGTAAAGCTTACGCAGAAACCTTACCAAGTATTGCAGGGCAACTTGAAGCCACAGGTAGAGAGTATAAGTTTAGATGCGTTGATGTAGTTTATTCATTTAGTGGGGCATTATAAATATGGCTGGACTAATTGATGCAAGAGTAAAGACTGAAATTAACAAGAATGAGTATGATATTTTACCGCACCCTGCGACAGAGGGCGTGACTTTAGCGTTTAAAATTGCAGCCTTACTTGATGCCATAAATGCAGAGAAAGCTTTGTTTACAAAAAACGAAGACGGTACAAAAGAAGTTGACCCATTACAGAGTATGAAAGTGGCAGGTTCTATTTGTAAGAAAATTATTACCGATGACCCTAAGCTGACGATGCTCTTAGACTTGTTTAAATATACCCAAGTAAATGGTGAAACTTTAAATAAAGATAGATTTGACAACCATTTTGGCGGAAATTATGGTGAGCTTGCAGAGGCGACAATGGAGGTTATAAGTGCAAACAATTTTTTGCAAATGGCGAGCCTTTTTGGGTAGCTAACAAAACCGTAAAGCCTTCTGATCGAGAGTATGGGAAACTTTCTAAAACTTTACAGCAAGAATGGTGCATTTGGCGTTTAGTGATTAAGAAAGTAGCCAGTTTAGAGGAATTGCAAACAGTTTACAGTTATAGTGACTGTTTGAAGTTGAACGCCTTATTGGATATGCAGGACGACATAGAAGCGATTATGCACGAGGAACTTGACAGGAAACAAAAGAATGGCAACCCTTAGAGAGTTAATCGTAAAAATAGCGTTTAAAATAGATGATGCGGTGTTGAAAAAGTCCACCGCTAAAACCAATGAGATTTTAAGTAAACAGAAAAAAAGCTTTGAAAAAACAGAAGAAGCCATTACTAAAAGTAAACAAACAGCACATGATAAACGTAGAAAATTAGAAATTACTTATTCTGATTGGTGGAATAAGGAATTAAATAAGCGTGTAAAAAAAGAACAACAAGCAGAGCAAGTTAAGAAGCGAGCTTTCCAAGAAGGCATGAGCAACCTACAAAGCTTTGGCACTAAGGCTATAGCAACTGCCGCAGCAATAAAGGCAGCCTTTGCAGCAGTAGCGTTTGCTATTATTAAGGTAAACGATCAAATAAATATGGGCGTTGCAAGGGTACAAATAGCAACAGGTAAAAATGAAAAAGCCAGCAAAGGCGATTTAAAGCGTTTGCTTGGCATTAGCACAGGAACAGGAACAGACCTTGAAGATGTGTTAAACTTATACACAAAATTAGGTATTGCTAGAAAGCAATTAGGATTAAGCGAACAACAAACACTCCAAGCAACAGAAACCATTGGTAAACTTGCAGTAATGGGTGGTAGGGAGAAATCAGCACAAAAAGGTGGATTACTTCAATTAACACAAGCTTTTAGTAGCGATAGGGTACAAGCGGAGGAATACAACAGTATAGCGGATGCGTTACCTGCATTAAACCAAGCCATAGCAAGAAACTTAAACTTTCAAAGTGGCGCACAACTTCAAACCTTTATTAGAAAAGGTGGAACAATTACAGGTAAGGAGCTTATAGGGGCTGTTTTAAAAGCACAGGAAGAAGCAAATAAAAAGTTTGAAAAGTTCCCTATTACATTTGACAGAATCAAAACCAAGTTTATGAACTCCTTTTTACAGTTGGGACTTGCCTTAGAGGATCAGCTTGAGCCTGCCAATAGGTTTTTTCAAAATCTGTATGATAAAATGGACTTTTTAAACAAGTTTTTAGTAAAAAATAAAGAAGTTGTAGGCAAAGTAATTAAAGTTATTTTCAAAACTTTAGAAAAAGGACTTGACGCAATAATACTAGGGTTAGACAAGCTACAGCCTGCTATGGATTGGTTAAATAAACATGGTGGAACAATACTAAAAATTGTAAAAGATATGGCACCAGCCCTTATTGCGATAGCGAGTGCCATAACCTTGCTTGTGGTAGGGTTTAATTTATTTAATGGAGTTTTGAAAGTATTTCAAGGCATTATGTGGGTTTTAAACCTTGACCCAAAAATTAGGGTTTTTATGGCACTTGCTATGGTGGTTATTTATTTAGAAACCAAGTTTGGCTTGTTGTCAAAAACAATTAAAGCCACACTAGGGCTTTTAGATCAATTTAAAGTGCAGTATGATGAAACAGTGCCTTACATTGGTGGAATAGGTGGACCGCCACCAGTAGAAAAGAAAAAAGATATAATGCCCGGGTTTATAGGCAGTTCCAAACCATTAACTTCTAACCTACCAAAGGGTTATTCACAAGGGCAATTTTTCCAAAGCCCAACAACTAAGAATGTAAAAATCAATAACGTATTTCACATTAAAAGCACAAATCCCCAAGAAGCAGCAAATAAAGTCGCAAGTATATTCCATATTGGATTAGGGGGAGCTTTGCAATAATGGCAATTAAAGTAGCCCTGCTGGATGTAACGCAACAAAACTTAAAAAAGAAGATTGGCTTTCTTGAGCTTGATTGCGTAATGAGCGAAGACATAACCATGAGTAACAATGTGACACAATCGCCGATTGAAACAGGCGAAAGCATTAGTGACCATGTATATAGTGAGCCTTTACAATTAAGGCTAGAAGCGATTATAAGTGATAGTGACCCCCAGCGTTTAGAACGCCAAAAACAAAACAATAGCCCTATTACTTCTGCACGGCTTGAGGCGTATGAGGCATTAAGAGATTTATGGAAAGCGAAGCAAGCAGTGGATATAGTGACTGGGCTTGAGACGTTTGCAAACATGGTGGTAACGAACATATCAATCCCTAGAGAAAACGCAGACGGTGATTCAATTAAGTTTAATGTGGACATGGTACAGGTGGAGATTAAGGACAGTGTTTTTCAGAAAGACAAGCGTAAACGTGCAAACGTAGGACGTAAGCAAGGCACTATAGCGAATGAAAGCATACAGACGAAAGCCAGTGGCACATTAGAGCAATTAACCGTGGCGAGGGGTGCATAATGGCATTATTGACTTTACCTTTCCCCAATTTAGACGACTGGGTTTATGAAATTGAATTAGACGATGTGACGTATAAGATACAAGGGCGTGTGATGAATCCACCGAATGTAGCCCCTTATTTTATGCTTGATTTGTTGTTGGCGGATGATACGCCAGTAGAAATAGGCATGAAAGCCGTATTAGGCACACGTTATGCGTTTAGAAGCGGTACAGGCGTTGAAGGTGTGTTATTTTTTGTAGCCCAAGGCGAGATAGAGGGCGATTACCCAACCCCTGACGATTTAAAAAGTGGCAAGGTGGTATTGTGTTATGACGAAGCAATTTAACCGCCACATTGAAGTAAGAATTATAGGCAAGAATGACACGCTAGTGATCAATGAGGAATTAGACATTGAGTTTACTTGCCGTAAGGATAGAAGCACAACGCCGAATGAAGCCAGTGTGCGTATTAAGAACTTGAGTGAGACGACACGCAATTTTATAAAAGCAAACAATAGAATTGAAGTATTAACAGGTTATGGTGAGGAACGAACGCTTGTAATGCGTATGGATGTTTCACGACGAGTGACAAATTGGCAACCGCCTGATAGTGTAACCGAGATATTAAGTTTAGACGGCTTAATTGCCATGAAAGACAAGGAAATAAAAGTAAGTTTAGCCCCTAAGCAAACAGTAAGGCGTGGCATTGAAATTATAGCCAAGCAGGCAGGCTTAAAAATACGCTTGGTGGGGTTAAGGTTAAATATCCCTTTATTGTCAGGCTACACTCATTCAGGAAAGCTTACAGGGGCATTAGACGACCTTACAAGCATTGCAAAAGCCAGTTGGGGTATTGTGGATAACGAACTGGTTGTTGTAAAGCGTGGAGAAGGGCTAGGAACGACTAGGTTTGTGATAAGCCCCGAGAATGGATTATTGGCACAGCCCGAAGTTTTAGATGAAGTAGCCACAACGGAGAGAATTATAAAAAAGCAAATTGAGCCTAAGGGTTACCAAGTGACTATGTTAATGCGACCTAATTTAAACCCTTTTGATAAAATAGAGATACAGAGCCGTTTTGTAAATGGTGTTTTTGTGGTGGATCAAGTAGAACACCAAGGAAGCACAAGGGGCGGTGAATACATAACGAGGGCTACTGTTTATGAGTCAAAATAACATTGAGTTTATAAAACGTAACAACACGAATATATTTGAAACCATGCGTGTAGCGATGCCTGCAAGAATTGAAAGTTACGATGCGACTAAAAGCTTGGTGGATGTAAAAATAGCCATACCGCAAGTAAGGCAGGATGAGAGCGTTTTTGAAATACCTGTAATAACAAGCGTGCCTGTTATGTGGTTGTCCACATTGACAACGAGCGTTACGTTTCCCTTAAAGCGTGGCGATTATGGGTTGGTGGTGTTTTGTGACTGGGACATAGCCAAGTGGACGGTGGGCTTAGATGAAAGTGAGCCACAATCAGAAAGACGGCACAATTTAACGGATGCGGTGTTCTTTCCGCAGACGCACGGTTTACGACCTAGTAGCTTGGTGGGACTTTCATTAAAGCACGGCACAAGTGAAGTTTTGTTGACAGAAACAGGCATTGTGGTTACTGGTGGGGCGGTTACGGTAAATACGCCAGCCCTTACAGTAAATGCTAGTTCGACAACATTCAACGGAAATGTTACAATTACAGGGGGTGCTAACATTGGAGGCATACCCTTTAATACGCACAAGCATGGCGGTGTTACAACAGGCGGTGGCATAACAGGGAACGCACAATAATGGACTTATTGCTTGATTTAGAAACACACGATTTAGTTTTAAAACGCCGTGATTTAGCATTGGTGCGTGGTGCGGACTTGGTTAGACAACGCTTAAAACAGAACTTGCTTACATTGCAGGGTGAATGGTTTTTAGACACAAGCGTAGGCTTGCCATATTTTAACGAGATTTTGACGAAAGCCACGACACAAAACAGAATTAAGCAACTTTACATTAGAGAGATTTTAAACACGCAAGGTGTAGAAAAATTAAATAGCTTGTCTTTTACAGTGGATGCAAGAACACGAAAAGGCACGCTTGAGTTTGTAGTAGAATCGACTGAAGGCATTATAACGGAGGTGTTGACAGTATGACATTTGGATTGACACCTGAAGGATTTAATCCTAAAACACTAGAAGAACAAAAGCTGGAGCTTGAGCAAGCGTTACAAGCAAAGTTTGGCGTAGATATTGACTTGCGTTCACAGAGTGTATTTGGGCAACTGGTGGGTATTTCGAGTGAAATATGGGCGGAAATGTGGGCATGGTTAAATGATATTTATTTGAACGCTTACCCTGATTCAGCCAGTGGCATTAGTTTAGATCGGGTTTGTGCATTAACGAACGTAGTGAGACAGCCAGCGACTGCTTCAACGGTGGATGCGATAGCTTATGGGGTACAGGGGACATTTTTAGAAGCAGGGCAAGAGGCGTTAGATTCTTTAGCGAATAAGACGTTTGTAAGCGTTGATGATGTAACCATTGACAAGGCAAGTGCAAGAGATGTGAGTGTAAGGGCAAGTTCAGCAGTAACAGGAACTTACACGGTGACAATTAACGGCACGGCTTATAGTTTTGTAGCAACAGGAACGCCTACGTTAAACAGCATTGCGTTAGGTTTACAGACGGCAATTACGAGTACGGCTGTAACAAAGCAAGTAACAGGGGACGTGTTGCGGTTGTATAATTTGAACACGAACTTTGCAGTAGACATAACTGGCAATATGACTTTTGAAGAGATTGGCACGAGTATGGCTTTAGAAGCGTTAGAAAAGGGTTCTTTAAGTGTGCCGATTGAAGCCATAGACACGATACAAACGCCTGTAAGTGGTTGGGCAAGGATCAACAATTTAAAGGTAGGCATTGAGGGGCAAGATTTAGAGACGGATGCGGAGTTGCGTTTGAGACGCACGGCGAGTTTAGAAAAAAGCATTATTAAGGCGATATTGGCTGTTGAAAATGTGAAACAGGCGATTGTGTTTGAGAATAACACGGATGTAACCGATGCGGACGGCACACCTGCCCATTACATTTGGGCCGTAGTAAACGGCGGTGCTACTGCGGATATTGTAAAGGCGATTGTGTTAAATAATAGTGCAGGCATTGGTACGAGAGGTTTGCAGAGTGGAACGTACACAAGCCCTTACACAGGATTGAGTTTAATTGCACGTTTTGATAGACCAACAGAAGTGAACCCTTTGATTGTGTTGACTTATACGACAACAGAGGATAATACATTCCCTGCGGACGGTGTAGCACAGATTAAACAGGCATTGGTTGCGTATGGTGCAACCTTTCAAATGGGGCAAGACTTGGTTTATAGCCGTGTGTTTAGTGCGATTAACGTGGTGCAGGGATTCCAAGTAGACACCTTGACGATTAACGCCAGTACGAGTACATTAAGTGTTGCTAAAAACCAGTTGGTTGTAATTCGTGAAGTGGACATAACAGTAACGGAGACCCCTTAATGAGTGGCAGTTATGAAAGGTTGCTTTTACAGTATAAGCAGGCGCCACAGCTTTTAGCGTTGCTTGAGGCATTATATGACAGCCCTTATGCTGATTTGGGTGAAAAGGCGGATGCTTTAAGAACGCTTTATGATATTGATTTAAGCGAAGGAATACAACTTGATAAGATAGGCGAAATTGTAGGGAGACCACGCCCTGATAGTTTTAACGATGCGGATATTTTTCAAGAGGGTATTTTTCAGTTTGCAAGCAATACAGACCCTAACCCTGTGTTTGATGCGAACTTAGGGTATGGGGATATTGACAATCCTTTAGTGGGGGGACGTTGGGATAGAGGAACGATTGAAGCAAAGAGCTTAAATGATATTGATTATAGAAAAGTATTAAAGGGGCATATTTTTGCAAGAAACAGTAGAGGGATTGTAACGGATTACGAACAATACGGAACGATTGTTTTTGGGCAGGCTAGCCAAGTTTTTCCATTTGTTGGTACTGTATTGGTGGTGTTTCCTTATTTTTTAAATAGTGTTGCATTGCAGGTAGCCCAAGAAACACTACAAATTGTAAGTGGTATTAGAGTGTTTGTTGCTAAAAACCAGAATGTTAATAGAAAAGCGTTTGGTTTTGCAAGTATTGACAGAACTTTTGAGAACGTGGACGGTTTTTCAAGCACGCAAAATAGTAGTATAATCGGCGGTGCTATGATAGAATTAGTTTGAAAACCTTAAAGGGACGAATTAAGAGATGATGACAATAGAAATAGGCAATTCCAATTTAATTGATGCTTGGGCGTTTTCGGGTACGAAAAGTGAAGCAAGTTCTACAAAAAAGAACACAGGGTGGAGTCCAACAGAGAAGCCACCAAGTAGTGAGCAAAACTTTCTTCAAAACCAAGCGGACAAGAAGATCAACCATATTTTATTAAATGGTGTGCCTTTATGGAACGCGACGACTGCTTATGTGGTAGGTTCAGCGGTGAATCATTCAGGCAGATTGTACATTGCATTAAATGGGACGACGAATAGTACGCCTAGTTTAGGGAATGCGAACTGGGTGGGGATACCTTTATTGAGCGATGTATTAGGTTCAAGCATTGGCGATATTAAGATGACGGCTTACGCAACACCTGATGCAGGCTGGGCGTTGTGTAATGGACAGGCTTTGAGCCGTGTAACCTATAGTGCTTTGTTTGCCAAGATTGGGACGACTTACGGTGCTGGTGATGGAACAACGACGTTTAACTTGCCACAGACTGAAAACCGTTTTATTCAGGGGGCTGGAACAGGTAGAACTGTAGGGACGGTACAGAATGAAACAGGAACAGTAAGTAGAGATGGTTGGGGATTTGATGCAGGATCTACACCTCGTCCTGGTTATTTTGGACAATCTGGGCGTTTAATTGTTTCTGCTGGAACACAAGAAAATGTTGAAACTTTAGAATCACTAAGAAATGCAATAAGTGATGCTACGGTAACAAACATTAAGCCAACAAACATTGCGTTTCATTACATGATTAAAATTAGTTGAGGGAATTAAACAATGGCAGAAGCATATCAAAAAATTGGCGACTCAACACTTTTAAGAACATGGGGTAACAACCCACCAGTAGGCAATGTGGTAGTGCCACCTTCAACATTATTTGAAACAGGCTGGGTAGGGGGACAGGAGCCACCAGCCGAATGGATGAACTATGTAGATCAACAATTAGGTGAAAAGATTAACCATGTGTTACAAAACGGTGGTAGTAAGTGGAATAATACGACCGCTTATTTAGTGGGTAACGTGGTACAACATTCAAACAGTGTGTGGTTGTGCTTGGTGAATAACACGAACTCCGCCCCAACGGATGTAAACACAAACTGGACTAAGGTTACTACAGCAACTCAAATCTCAAGTTTAACAGCAACACTTTATGCTTTGCCTGCAAATCACCATGATGTAAGAATAAATTACACGGATGCTAACACTATTACAGTTTTAGCTGGTTCTCGTGTAAGAAGTTCAGACAATACTACGGATATTGTTTTTAGTGCAGACCGCACTTGTGTTTTAAACGCAAGTGGTTCAAACGGACTTGATACTGGAAGCGAGGCATCAAATACTTGGTATAATCTTTATGCAATTTATAACCCAACGACATTAACGAGTGCTTTACTTTTTAGTACGGTGAATGAAGCGGTTTCAGGCTCAATCACATTACCAAGTGGTTTTACTAAAAAACGACAATTAAAGTTTGCGGTAAGAAACAATGCCAGTTCAAACATTATACCATTTTTCTACCAAAGTAATTTTTTGGTACGTTTTGACGCTGTAACTTTAGGAGTTGGAGGAAGTACTGAAGTTCTAAATACAGGAATAGCAACAACATTTACAGATATTGGGTTAAGTAGTTTTGTCCCGCCAATTTCAAGAATTAGTGTACTCCATGGCTATAGAAATCAAGGATCTGCTGGAGCAGGAACAGAGTTTAGAAGAAAAGGTGATACAACCAATGGGTTTAATGCTTTACCAGCTACACCTATCGCAAACGACGGTTTAACATTAACGTTTAATTTAGCAACAGATAATACACAAACAATACAATATAGAAACAATGTTTCAGGAACCACTTGGTTAAGTGTACTTGGCTTTTACGTCACGGAGGTTTTATAAATGGAAGGATTTATTGTTACAAAAGGGACTAAAGCCAAAACTTACACAGGGTATCGTTGTGCGACGGACGATATGGAAGTTAATGAAGGCGAACAGTTTGTTGAATCATTGAAAAACTGGAAACAAGAAGTAATTGTGCCACCTATTACGCTTGATCAAAAACGCTTACAACTAGCGGAAAGCTTTAAAGCCTTACCCTTGGCTACACGAGTGGCGTTTCAAGCCGTAGCGGTAACGGTAGATAGTGCTTTGCGGTTAGAAGACGCTGAACTAGCTGTAGCAAACCTAGAAACCGCTAAAATGGCTGAAGGTGCAAACATTGAATTATTACAAAGCATGATTGTTTTGATTAAAAGTTAGGGTATTTAAGTAAACTAGAAATGACAGAAAAAATATGTTAAACTAGGTGACAGGGATTAAGACGTGAAACAAATTGTTAGGGGTGGCAAATGACAATAATAGACGGCACACCGCCCACAGTGGACATAACAATTTACCGCAATGACACGGAAGTTAAAACCGTGCGTGTTAAAAATAGAACAACCCGCCAGCTAGAAGATTTAACAGGTGTTACTGCTTTAATGCAATTAAGAGCAACGCCTGATAGTGCTACGGTGCTTTACACGTTTACGACAACGATTGCCAATAATGAAATTACGATAACGATACCGCAGGCACACTGGGCTACGATTACATGGACGACAGGCGTTTATGACTTGCAACTGACTTACGCTGGAGGTGTAGTTGATACGTTGTTTCGTGGCACTATTACAGTTGAAAAGGATGTTTCACGCTAATGAATAGTGTAATTGAAATATGTTCAGACGGTAAAATTATTGAGGTACTAACTGGTGGCATTGTTTTAACTGGTGGCGGTGGCGGTGGTGGAGCCACTAACTTGGCTTACACAGCTTCACCCACGAACGGCATTGTAACGAGTGACACTGGAACGGATGCGACGATTCCTGCTGGTTCAGCAACCAATGCAAGTTTAATGTTACCAGCGGATAAAACAAAACTAGATAGCATTACGGTTGACACGGCAACGGTGGTGCGTAAACTGGTAAGAAACCAAACAGGGGCAACGATACCAAAGGGTACGGCGGTTTATCAGTTGGGTAGTTCAGGCATTGTGATGACGGTGGCTCCAGCAGATGCTTCGTTTGAAGCCACGGCTTCACAAACTTTAGGAATTACTCAAGAAGCGATTGCGAACAATACGAACGGTTATGTGGTAGCCGTTGGGCTTTTAGACGGAATAAACACTTCAGCATTAACAGAGGGGCAAATTGTTTGGTTAAGTGAGACTGCTGGACAATTAACCACGACGAGACCTACACAGCCTGCCCATAGTGTGGTACTTGGGTATTGTGTAAAGCAAGGTGGCGGTGCTTCAGGCATACTTTATGTGAAAGTAGATAACGGCTTAGAGCTTAATGAACTGCACGATGTGTTATTAACAGGGGCAGTAACAGGCAATGTGTTAGCAAAGTATGCAGACGGATTATGGAAGCCCTTGGCTTTAGATAAAACAGCGGTAGGACTTGGCAACGTAGACAACACGTCAGATGCAAATAAGCCAGTTTCGACCGCTACGCAAACCGCGTTAAATGCCAAGCAAGACACTTTAATTAGTGGTACGAACATTAAAACAATCAACGGAAACAGTATACTTGGAAGTGGCAACCTTAGCATTTCTGGAGGTGGTGGGGCGACCAACCTTGCTTATACAGCATCAGCAACAAATGGTATTGTAACAAGTGATACTGGTACATCCGCCACGATCCCTGCTGGTTCTACCACAAATGCCAGTTTGATGTTACCTGCAGATAAAAGTAAACTAGACGGCATTGCTACTGGTGCTACAGCTAATAGTACAGATGCTTTTTTACTTAGCAGAGCTAACCATACAGGAAGCCAAGCAATAAGCACCGTGACAGGCTTACAAACGGCTTTAGACGGCAAAGAACCAAGTATAACGGCAGGAACAACAGCACAATACTATAGAGGCGATAAGACTTTTCAAACCTTAGATAAAGCAGCGGTAGGCTTAAGTAATGTTGATAATACTTCAGATGCCAACAAACCTATTTCAACTGCAACGCAGACTGCTTTAAATGCCAAAGAAAATACCATAACAGCAGGAACGATTAGCCAGTATTTTAGAGGTGACAAGACGTTTCAAACGCTTGATAAAAGTGCGGTAGGGCTTTCAAACGTTGACAATACAAGCGATTTAAACAAGCCAATAAGCACGTCAACACAAACCGCTTTAGACGCTAAAGTGGCGGATGCGATAACAGACGGTGTTACAACAATCGCCCCTTCACAAAACGCCGTGTTTGATGCTTTAGCAGGAAAACTTGGCACAACTCTTACTTCTGCAAATATCTTAGTGGGTAATGGATCTAACGTGGCGACGGCAGTTGCTATGTCGGGCGATGCTACTCTTTCAAACACAGGCGTTC